TGTTGGCGACCGCGTTGCGCGCCCAATCGGCCCACACCGGGAAGCCGTAGCTGTCCATCATTTCCTCATTGCCGCGCAGCGTTCCCGCACCGACACCGGCACCGGAAAGCTGATTGACTAGGGGAATGTTGATCTCTTTGCCGTCAGCTTCGAGATCGGCCATGCGCACGATGACAGACGTGGACGTGTTGCCCATGAATGGATCGAAGCGCGAGCGCCGCAGGAAGTCGGAAATGACCATCCTGCGAAATTTGATGAGTTCATTATTGACGTGATTGGAAGTAAGCATAGCCGCAAATCCCTCTTAGGGGCGCGGCGCGTGTTCAAAGGCTCGCGATTGCGATGCCGTCTAGCGCCGCTTTGCTGAAGTCGCGGCCCGGAAAAGTTGATCGTCGCTTTCTTGCAGATCGGCTTCGCCGCCTGCACCTGTCCCAACAGTTCCGAGCGATGGAATTTTGGGGACCGGCGATGATGTGACAGGGCGGGCAACGTGTTGAGCATTGCCGCCGCTTCGCTGATATTCGAACACTTGGCGTTGATGGTCGGGGTCTTTTAACGCTTCTTCGAGAACGCGCTTTTTGTATGCCGCAAGATCGCCGCCGACTTCCCTCATGGTTTCGTTGTTGAGGTGCCAGCGGGCAATCACGTCAAACGGATGAGGGCTGTTTATCGCGCGATCATAGACGGCCTTTACGTCTGGATCGCCACGGTGCATGCCCTCTACCAAAGCTTGCTTTGCCGCTTGAACCTTGTCGGAACCGTAGGCGGAAGTCGCCATTAGTTCCGAAAAGGCTTCGGTCTGCGCCCGTATCTGCTGCGTCACCTGATCGAAATAGGGACGGACTTCGCTTTGCACGAAGCCGGACGGATTTTCGAACAGATCGGGCTTTGGCGGCGGTGACTGTGGTTGCCGCATCGCCGCCAGTTGCCGCATCAGATCATCGCGCTCCCGTTCCGCCCGCCTTGCGCGTTCTGCTTCCTCGCGCAAGCGCCCTGCGGGCACCGGCGCTTCGGGAGCATCAAGCTTTGGCGGTTCGACAGCTTTCGCTGGCTCAACAACAGGTTTTTCCGCAGCCTTTTCGAGCGGCGGTTTTTCCGTTGTCAGCGGTTCGGCATTCTCGAATTTCTCAAGTGTCGTACTCGTTGCATCAGAGAACAACGAGCTATCATCGTCTTGCCCTTGCGTCACATCAGTCATGTCGGTCGCTCCCCGGAACTATCGTGTCCGGCAACGTGGTTCGGCTATCGCGCCGAACAGGCGTAGCGATTGCTCCCCAATCGCAAGGGCCACATCTGTCGTGCTGTGGAACGTGATGCCGCGATTTCGTTCGCTGCCAACGAAACTATTTTTCCTGCGTCGGATTGAAATTCTCGTAGTCGCGGCTCTTGCGCCATTCCGGCAGCGGCTTTGAGGTGGTGGGTCCGACCGGCGGATTTTTGTGGCCGTGATGCAGCGGCACTTCTTTGGTTTCGATTTTTGTTTCGGTTTTTGTTGCGGGTGTGATCGTTGTCATATTTCACCTATTGTCTGGAATATCCCCACACCACTACCGAGACAGCACCGCCCGAACCCGGCGCAATCGAATTGACCACGATAGCGGTGTTGTAGACGCCAGCAAGGCAGGGGTTAAAATCGCGCTCCGTGATCCCGATGCCGGAAGCCAAGGGTGCGACGAATTGCTGGAAGGTTAGCGTCCCGCCCGAAACTCCACTGACGGTCGCGGCACCATTGACGGCTGCGGTGGCAAGGGCGCGGATAGAAAAGCCGCAGAGATAATTAAGCCCCGACGAAGGGGCTGGCATGGTGGCCGATGTCGCTGCCGTGGTGCCGGTAGCGGACACCGTGACCGGGGTTGCGCCTTGCGGATACGGCGTCTGTGCGAACGCCAGCGAACCGAATAATGTAAGTGCGAGACTTAGGAGAATTCGCATGTCAATAATCCCTGTCGGTGTCGTTTTTGCTTTCGCGTTGGGTTTCGCGATCCAGAGTGCGGTGGTGGTGTTCAAGCGCGCGATCCGCGTTCTGTTGGGCGTGATCGGCCAGCATTTGCAGCGGGCTTAACAGCGCCTTGTGTTCCAGTGAATTCGCACTGGCGCGCTTGTGCTGGGCGGTGGCGTTGGTTTCGTTGATGTTGGCGAGCCGTTCGGCAACATCCAGAGGTGAAGGCGGCGGTGCTTGCGCGTCCGGCATGCCTTCGGTTCGGGCCTTCGCGATATTGAGAATGCCTGCGGTCTGCGCTTTGCCTGCTTCGGCGTTTTTCTTGTTGGCGTCGGCAACCTTGTCCTGAATAAGAGCCTGCGTGACGGCTTGTTTGACCGGATCGGGCTGGTTGACCATCGCCTGAAGCTTTTTCTTTTCGGATAGAGGCAACGCAGAGGCTTCGATGATGGCTTCCGGGGGGACAGCGACGTTGTTCTGAGACAGCGCCATCAACAGGTCGAACACATCGCCCATCACGGTTTCATTGTCGGGGCCTTCATCGATCTTGATCTCGACATCGATATTGCCGAGCATGTTGACCAGCATCGGACGGCCCCATTCATCGTAATCGACGCCGTTGATCTGTAGGAACTGCGCGACGCCGAGATCGTCGGTCACTCGCAAGAACCGTTCCGCCGTCCAATAGCGCTGCGCCGCCACCCAAGCCTTGCGGTAGCGTTCCAGTTTCCACATTCGGAAGTTTTTCAGGAACGGACCCAATTCGGCGAGGCCCGCCTGCTGCAACAGATTGGCGGCTCTACCGCTAGTGTTCTGGCCGAATTGCTGAATGAGTTGCTGGTTCGGGCCGAAGCCGTCTATTTCGTCCTTGGCGTCTTTGTAGTAGTTGGTTTGCTGCAAAAATTCCTGATCCGGCTGAATAATTTCCAAATCCGCCTTGTCGCCGCGATAAACCAGCGTCCCATCTGGTCTAGCTGCCTCTCGACGGGCGATTTCCACATCATCGACGGCACCTTCCTTGATCTTGAGTTGCCGCGTGTTCATGATGTGCATCGCCTTTGAGCGATGCTGGTTGATGGCGTCCTGCGGACCCCTCAATCGCCTGATGTAACCGTAATGATCGCCGTCGATGTCGATCATGTTGGAAAAGGCGGAATATTTCGAGATCGACATGCCCCGTTCATTGAAAAACGGGCTGTCGCCGCTCATCAACTCGACCCATCCGGTGTGCAAGCACCATTTCCACATGCCACCGATTTTGTACCAATGATCGACCAAGCGAACCCTTCGGCGGGTATCGACCCACATCACTTCGCGATCAACATCGAAGGCGGTCCAGTAACCGCCGTCATTGCCGAGGCTTGAGCGGACTTTTTCGGTCGCGCCGGGGATCAGTTCCTCCAACTCGTCGATGTCGGCCCACTTATAAATCCCGTGAAACCGGCAATCGCTGAAATTGTTTTTCTGGCTCCGCGGATCATAGAAAAAGGTGCGGGGATCGCGATGCTCGAACCTGAGATCGGGATCGCCTTTGTCTCCAGAGGTCAGGACAAGTTCATCGACGCCGATGCCGTGGATCAGGGCATCCCGACACGCTTCAACCTCGATATCTTCGGCAAAGGAAGCATCCGAAATGGTCTTGATGACTTGGGTCGCGACTTCCGCGCCCTGTTCGCCCCGTGGAGTGTTGGGATAGCATTTCGGATCGGTGCGAAGCCTGCGGATGGTGCCCGACAGACTATCGATCTTGCGCCCAGTTCGATCAAAGGTGATGCGGGGCTGGCCGCGCTTTTTCAAGGTGCGAAGTTGTTCCGGGGTCCATTGATCGATGTGGTAGTAGCGCCATGACCAGCGCTGTTCATCGATCTCGCGGGATTTCGCCCAAGTATAATTTTCGAATTCCCTTCGCCGTCTTATAAGTTGATCGACATCGCGCTCGTTGTCGCTTGCGCCCTCGTAATAGCCTTCCTTGGTGTAGCCCTCGCTGTTGCCTTCGATGTCTACGGTGTTACCGATCATAACAGCATGTGATCCACTATTTTGAGGTTGAGCTTGTCATGGCCGTAGCCATCGGCAGGGAGTTTTATCTTTTCGACCACTCCCGCCCTGCCCTTCACCATCTGATCCAGCAATTGCCCGCATAGGCCCATGGCGTCGGCCTGATCGTCATGCTTGGAAGCGGGGAAGTGCAGGATTTCGGCGAGCCAATCGGCGACCCATGAGGCATTCTTCGGATAGAACAAGCCGTCCAAGGCGATGCGCCCCTGAATTGAGCGGCAGCGCACCGCCTTGTCGCCCCTCGTTGGAAATTGCTGGCGATTGACGTAAACACGTCTTTCGCTCATGCGCTTTTCGAGAAACGGCCCGACACCGCTTTTGATCTGGCCGTTTTCCTCTGCCCAAGCGAGCGGTCGATACTTCATGACGAGATCACAGAACGCTTCGACCCACACATCAGACGATTTTTGACCGCGCCAGATATCCAACAGGTACAAATTATTTAGATGGTCGACTCCAAACACCGCATGCACGGTGTAGTCGCCGCCGTCTTGCGTCACGGCATAGTCGGACGCGCCGTAAACCCGCATCAGCCCTTGATTGGGAATGATATCGAGCGGTTTGAACCAATTTTCTTTGAAAAAATCGCCTTCATCGGGCGTCGGTTCCTGTTGATACAATGCTGACCAAATCCGAGGGGGAGTGTTGGCTTTCAAGGCTTCCAACTGCGCGCCGTAACCGTAATCGTCGTCATTCCACAGATATTCGCCGACTTGCCGTCCAAGTGCATCGTCGGATTTGGCTTCCGCAGGCAATGACAACACTTCCCAATGCTGATGGTTGAGACATCGACCGGCTAAATCGTCCTCATGCCAGCGGGTTTGAATGAGCAACTGTCTCGCGCCGGGAATAAGACGCGGACGAAAGTCGTTGAGATACCAATCCCATAAGCGATCACGTATCAGGAGACTGTCGGCATCCGCTCTTGAGCGAATGGGATCGTCGATCAGGCCATATTTTCCACGGAAACCGGCGATGCCGGTCAAGGCACCGGCTGCATAATATTCGCCACCGGCCTCTGTGGCCCAACGGCCTGCGGCTTGGCTGTCGGCTTGCAATTTGATGCCGAGTACTTCGGAATGTTCGGCGACCAGATTTCTAACTCGCCTGCCCCAGCGCTCCGCTAATTCGGTGGTATGGGATGCTGCGAGAATAAGAGCGCTTGGATCGTTGGCGTAGATGTAGGACGGAAACAGAATAGAGGCGTAGGTCGATTTTGCGGACCCCGGCGGCATGAATACCGCCAGTCTTTCGATCTCGCCGCGTAGCAAAGCTTCCAGTTTCGAGATCAAAAGGCGGTGATGCTTGGCCGGTTTGTAATGATTGGCCTCGCACCACATTTCCAGACTTCCGCGCAGCCGCTTGCGCCGCAAATATTCTGCGGCAGCTTGCTCTGGCGTGAATTCCATTTACTTTTTGCTTTTTTCTTTTTGAATTTCAGCTTCGGATATCAATTTGCTTTCCAGCCCCAACATCGGGGCGATATGGGCGAGCGTAGTCCCGATGCAATTGCTGGAATGCGGTTCCTTGCCGGTCTGTTCGGTGACGCCCTTCTGCATCATGGCGGCGGCAAAGCCGACCAGATGCGCCGCCGCGACTGTCATCACGGTATAGGCTTGCTTGACGGTATAGGCTTGCTTGTCATCCTCGATGAGTTGAAGCACCGATGAAACCGCATCGATGGCGCGCTTTCCCGCCAGCAAGCCGAGATCGCTCATTACTTTCTTACTGAGCTTTGCCATGATGCCGCCTGTACCAAGTGCGCTGCGAAATTCCCATGGCTTCCCAAGGTTTGGTTGCGGTCAGCGTCCCCTCGCTTGCGCCCTTTTTGGGACGGCCACGCTTGGCCTCGACGGTTTGCGTTTGAACGGGATGATTTTCGCTTTGGGGGGTTTTGGCTTTTTCATGTTGCGGCTCTTTCTTGCGATGCAGAAACGGATCGTCGGACCCGGTTTCGGGACACCAGCCCAATCGATGCCGGGTTCCGCAAATCTTGCAGAGCGGTAAGTCCATCTGATCCCCCTGTGCGGGCGGTGCCGCGCACACCGCCCGCCGCCGCAAGTTCACCGAATGCCATGGGGACAAGGGTGGAGCTACGCGGCGAACCAAAGCTTTTAGCGGATTTGCAAAATTCTGATATGGTGCGGAATTCAAATAGCTTGGGGAAACTCAAGGAGACTAACCATGACCGATCACAAGGGAACGCCGCCGCAGCCTTATCTTGAGCAATGGGACAATCAGATCGTCGCGCTACAGCGTCAAGTCGCGGACCTAAGGCGGGAAAATGAGCAACTGAAAAATCAGGTTGCTGATCTGCCCGGTCCTGCCGCTACACCGGAGGTGGTGCCGTCGCGAGAGATTTTGGAGCTAGTTAGCGATCTGCGCGCCCGCCGCATCATGTGCAATGGCGGCAATGGCAACGTCTACGATATCGCGGATGACGTTTGTGAGAAGGCCGCTGACTTTATCGAAGCCATGACCTTTGATATCAGATGCAACACATGCGGTCGCTTTATGATGCCAAAGCCGGGCGACGGCTGGGAAGCACACGGCGAGTTTGGCGAAATTGAAGAATATGTCTGCGCCGGATGTCTTTCGCGCGGCACAAAGCTTCAGGCTGGCAACGGTACGACTGATCCAAGATGGTGCGGCATCATTGTGTCGCGCCCACACTACTGCACCCCTGACGGACCAGCCAATTGCGAGGCTTGGGCGGTCGATAAGCGATGCCCGGATTGCCCGGTGTCGCGCTAGTGTATTCCGGCAACTCTGCCCAAGCCGCCGATCAATTCCGAGGCTATCCATAGCGCAATCGCCATCGGCAGCATCGACCACGTTCCGACCGCGCCGATCCTCGTTGCAATGCAGGCAATCACGAACGCAAACACCAGAAGGATCAATCCGAGGTTTTGCATGGCTTCCTCCATCAAAATGGCTGGGTGGCCTTGGCGTCCCTTGCGGCTTCATCGATGGCCGCAAGTGCTGCTTCGGTGGCATCCTCGATCTGACCGAGCGGGCAGCGCTCCGCATCCTTGAGGGCGGGCATGTCATGGGTCGAACAAAACCGCCAGATGAAGCCCCGGCCCTCATTGACTTCGCTGATTTCGCATTTCGGCATCTTCATCCTCAAAACTTTTTGGTTGCCAAACATTTTGGCGGGAGTAGGGTTTAGCAAAGGAGATTACAGCCGATGCCAAAACCCGAGATCAACGACACAATCGCCTTCATTCGCGAGGTCGCGGCTCATCCACTTTGGGAAGTTTCCTATCATGAGGAAATGCTGCCCTTAGCCTACAAAAAACTGCGCTTCGCCAAGGAAATGATCGAACGCGGCGGCTTCGACCTCGACGGTGCGCGCGCCGAGGTAACCGGCGAGGATGAGGACGCCAACGAGAATTTCGAGAACGTCGAGCAATTCGTGCTGAGTATATACGACGATGCTGCGGACGCGGTGGACTATCACGAAAAGTCACTTGCCCTCGCCCACAACCACCTCGCCTGCGCCAAGATCATGCTGGAACGCGGCAACTACACCGAAATCGATTTCGATGAGGTCATCAAGGAGCAAGAGGAAAAAAGGGAAAAACGAAAAAAGAAAGCTTAATTCAGCCGGTTGGCCTGCGCCAGCAAGGTCGCCAGTATCTCATCGTAGTAGCGCTGCATTTCCTCCTCGTCGTCGGCGAACATATCGGCAAGCACAGCCGCGCGCCGATAGGGATCGGTAATGCCGAGTTCCGGCGTCCAATCAAATTCCTCCCACCACGGCATCACGTTTTCTCCAAAACGGCTTTTTAGGTTTCATCCCAAGGCATCTTGGGCATGGTGATCTTGCGCTTGTGCTTGCCGCGCTTGAGTATGCCGGTGAAATTGTCTGACGATTGCCGGGTTGCGTGATTGCCGAATTTGCCCACATGCTCCACGCCCTTCGTGTCGGCATGGCGCGTTAAATTGTAACGGCTCCAAAAGATCGCGTTTTTCTTTTCGATATATGATCGCATCGGCTTTTTATGTTTTGCGAAAATTTTTGGACGATGTGAAGCGATAAGCGATTTCGTGAAATGAGGGGGTGGC